CCATGCCGCCGGAACCGATGGCCTTCTCCGTGGCCTCGACCTTGGTCTTCGTGTCCATGCGGATCAGATCGTCGAGATCGAGCTCGGTGCCCAACTTTTTGCCGGTCACATCGACCAGGCCCAGCCCCTCGTCCAGATGCGACTCCAGTGACTCGATGAGCGACTGCAGGCAGTCTGAATAGTAAATCTGGTTCAATGTCTCCGCCTGCTGATAATTCGGCGGCGGAGCGATCCCGATCTTCCACGGCGGCACGTGGAATGCTGAGCACACTTGCTCGGCAGAAATCTTCAGCTGGTCGATGAGCTGCGCGTCGACAGCATTCACAGCCATCTGCTCGTATTTCAGCCCATCGCCAAGCACGGCAACCTTGCCGATGTTGTTGCCGGTGTAATTCTCTTCCCAGTACGTCTTGATGCGCAACGCGATATCATCCGCAATGTGCTCCGGGGCAGTGATAACGCCGGATGGCGAAGAACCGTTGGCGAAGAATTTGGCGCTACTACGCTGAATGTTCAGGCCGTGCATGGCCGCCAGCCCGCACGCATAGATCGGCGACACGCCGACGAGCGGGTGGTGCAGGCAAATCATCGTGTCATGAATGATCTCGCTGGCGGGCACCGCTGGCAGCATTTCCGGCAGCTGCGCCAGGTAGTCGTCCTGCAACTGATAATACACGCCACCGTCGCTAGACACGAGGGGCGTCACGCGCGTCGGGTCGAGCACATACAGCGCCACCACGACACCGCGGGCGTCGCGTTGCTTGAGCACATACGTGTTGCCGTGGATCAGCTTGGACGTTATCCACTGCTCCACGAACTTCTGTCGCGTCTGATAGCGATTCGGCTTGCGCAAGACCGGCCAGAACGGCGACTGGGCGCGCACCTCAGACCAGATGCCGTCATCGCTCTCCGACACCAAGCGCAGGCGCAGCTTGCCGATGTCGGCGGAGATCAACGTGATGCAAGAAAACACCGCGAAGTACGTCAGAACGTCATCGCGATTGATCTTCACATCCTGCTGGAATGCACCAGCGAACGACTCGAACACCACGTGCCAGCCGCGCTCCGCCACGCCCATCAGCGTCCGCTGCTTGGTCACAGGCGCAGCCGCGCGCTGTCGCCTGCTGATGTCGAAGCCGAACAGCTTCACGCGTCGCCCTTCCCGCGCGCAGCACGAACTGTGCGCTTCGACTGCGAAGGCGCGGGCGCGGGCGCTGCCTCCGCGACATCTTCGGACGCCTCGCCCGCGATGCCATCGGGCACTGCCTCCGCGACATCTTCGGACGCCTCGCCCGCGATGCCATCGGGCGCTGCCTCCGCGACATCTTCGGACGCCTCGCCCGCGATGCCATCGGGCGCTGCCTCCGCGATGTCCTCCGGCGCTGCGGTGTCGTCGGTGGACCCCTGCCCTTTCGACAGTACGTCATCGATGCCTTGCTCGCCAGGCGCGACGGCGGGCGCGACGGCGGGCAACGAGGCCAGCCGCGCGCGCTGCACCGCGATCAACACGCGCGCATCGCGCGGTCGCGCGTCGAACTCGTCGCCTGCGCGCAACCGACGAGTGGCGTAAGACATGCCTCGAAGTGCGACCAGCTTGACCATGTTCACGATCTCCAAAGTGAAACAGCCCGTCGCGGGTGAGCGACGGGCTGTTTGCTACGCAGCGGGAATCACCAGTCCCGCCCCAGCACCTACGCGCCTCCGGCTCAGGTGCCGCCGCCGTAGTCCGCGCCACTCATGTACGCCACGGCAGAACTGCGCCGCTTGGCGAAGTTCATCGAGCGCACGACCTTGATCGCGGTGGACTCGGACTGGAACATGTTGACGGGGGTCTTCGACTGCGCCGCGGGCGTATCGCTCGCGCCGGTGGGATCGTCGGCCTGTTCGATGGTGGCCTCGCGGCTCATCGACACCTGCAAGCCGCCGTCGCCGATCTTGTAGATGTCCGACGGCTTCAGCAGGATCAGGTGGCCCGACCCGACGTTGTCGCCGACCACCACCGGATCGCCTTCCAGCGTGCCGCCGCTCGCGCCCAGATCGGCGAACTCGCGCTGACCCAGAGCGTTGCGCATGAGGCTGATCTGCTTGGCCAGCGAGGTCGTCGTCACGAAGTGCAGGCCAGAGGCGTTCTTGGCCGAGATGAACCCGGCGTAGAGCGTGGCGATGTCCGCGCGCAGCGAGTCCGCATCCGTGCCGGACGGCGTGCCGGCCCCCAGCCCGTTCAGCAGGCCCGCGGGCGAGACGCCGGTCACAGCCCCCGACGTGGACAGGAAGGTAGCGTCGATGCGCTGCGAGGCCGCTTCCACCAGCCCGTCACGCACCAGCATCTCGGCCGACGGCGAAGAGTCGCGGATCAGCTCGTTCGAGATCACGGCCAGCGCGGCAACCTTCAGCGGCGTCAGCGTCACATCGAAGAAGTCCAGCTTGGTGGCCGGGATGGCCTTGGACTCGCCGACCCAGTAGCCGGTGGCCTGGCCGTCTTGCCCCTTGACGAGCACGTTGGCAGGGATGGCCCGCAGCGGCAGCTGATTGTAGATGGTGCGGCTGTTCAGATACTCGATGAAGTCGCCGGTGTAGCGCTCGTCGATGCTGACCAGTTCGCCGCCCCAATCGCCGGTGCCGGTGCTGCTGGAGCCGCCCGCGACCGACGCCTTGATCACCTGGACGAGCTGCGGATGCGTCTTGCCCCAGCGCATCTCGGCGATCTGCGCCACCGAGAGCTCGCCCTGCGACAGATAGGCGAGCGCCTTGGCGATCACGCGACGCGTGAACATCTGACCGGCGAACTTCTCGTCCGGATCGGCCTTGGGGATATGGATGGTCGGGCCGCGGGCCGCGCCAGCGGCGGACTTCCCGGCTGCGTCGTTGGACACCGGGCGCGCGTTCGCCACGACCATGCGCTCCACCACGTGCAGACGGCGCAGATCGTCGTCAGCGGCCTTCACTTCGGCTTCCAGACCGTCGAACTCTTCCTGCTCGGCAGCATCGGTCGAGCGGCCTTCCTCGATGGACTTCTGCAGCAGCTCCTGCATGCGCGCGGCCTTGGCAGCGCGGGCGGCTTCCAGCGCCGCGATCTGTTCCTGAATCGTTTTCACCTTGTTGCCCTTTGCGTGAAGATTGATTTGTGCGCCGGATCGACCGGCATTCGACCTGATCCCCGGAGCGCCGGGCAGAGAATCGACACGCCCGGCGCCAGACGCGGCATCACGAACGAACGTGTCGAAGGATTTGATGGACTGGATGGAGGCCTCGGCATTGGCCGGAATGGTCACGGCGGACAGTTCCAGCCATTCCCACTTCAGGAACCGCATGCCGTAGCTGCCCTTGATGTCGGCGATCTCGAGCGGGCGGAACCCGATGGACAGGCCGCGAACGAGGCCCGCTTTGATCAGTGCCCACGCTTCATCGATGCGTGGCAGGACGCCGCGGGCAATGCGCGCGCGGATGTGGATGCCGGCCTTGGTGACCTTGGCCCACTCGACGTGGCCGATGGGTTGGTGCGAGTCATGCTGCCACAGCAGCGCGATCGGGAGCTGGAACTGCGCGCCCTCCGGCTCGACAACATCCTCGGTGCGATCGGGGGTCGGAGTGGTGGCGATGCCTTCGATGATGCGCTCATCGTCGTCCACCGACTTCACTTCGAACACAGAGTAGGCGCGTCCGAATTTCACCACACAGCCCCTTGTATCAGAAGAACATCACTTGGTACTGCTTCGGCGGCGCGGCGTCTTCAGTTTCGGTGCCCAACACGCCGATCGCCATCGTAAGCGCCACAAGTCCGTCAATTCTGCCTGTTGCCCGGCCTTTTGTCAACTTTCTGTTGCCAGCAGGATCTTTTTCGGCGCGAGCGTTGGCCGCGCACATGGTGAGCACAGGGTGATTGCCGTGTGCGATGCGCTCTTCCAGAAGTTCTGCTTCCAGCGCCTCCAGTGCCGGAGACATATCCTTGAACCCCTGACCGAAGGGCAGCAGTGGCAATTCCACTTCTGCGCGAGCCAACTCCTTCTTGAACACATCGATGCGCCACCGATCGAACGCAACCGCCGCGACATCCGACTCAGACAACGCCTCCAACAGATCGCTCACCACCTGCTCGTAATCGACCGCCGCGCCCGGCGTGGCGCGAATGTAGCCCTGCTTCACCCACACGTCATATGGCGCACGGTCACGCTTGGCCCGATCCTTCAAGCCCTTTTCTGGCGTCCAGAAGAGCATGCGCACATGCTTGCGCCCGTCCCAGTCCGCCACGATCGCCGCCGCGGTCAAGTCCGTGCGCGCCGAAAGATCCAGTCCCACGGCCACACGCGCCTGTTTGAATGCTTCTGGGTTGGGCTCGTGGCTATTCAACAGCCACACGCCAGGCGCAATGAATGGCGAGATGGTCTCGACGCGCTGATTCAGGCATAGGTTGCGGAACGTCCCCTCGAACGACGGCATTCGCACAGCGCGCTCTGCTTGGTCGCGCAGATCTTG